TCTATTACAAAGAACAATTGAATATTGTAACGACTACTGGCCTGTAAGTTCTTCTACAGGTACACCTCGTTACTATGCACGTAAGAATAATACTTCTATATTTATCGTGCCAACTCCTGCATCTACACTGACAGGAGAAATACAAACAGTTTCACAACCACTGGCCTTGGCTTCCGCTACAGGCACAAGCGTTACAACAGAGAATTACTTTAGTAATTATTGTTATGATGCTTTATTCTATGCTGCAATGATGGAAGCTACAATGTACATGAAGGATTGGCAAACGCTTCCTTCATGGCAACAACAATATGAAGCAGCAATAATTACACTTAGAAACCAAGCTAGAAGGACACGTCAGGATGATATGGCAGTTGCTGCATCACCTGCTGGTGGTCCTGATACTTTACAACAGGGAACACCGTAATGTCATTTTCATATAAAAAACAAACTCATAAAAGCAAAGGTAAAGCAGGTAGAATACCTCATCCAGTAGGGGCAAGTCCTCATAGTGGTGCTAGAAAAAATAAACTAAAAAAAGCATTAGAAGCCAGAGAAAAAAAAGTTGCAAAACAACGTAAAAAATCTAAAGGCGGTCTTGGCTATACTGCTATAGGTGCAGCAGCAGGGGCTATTCCATTTGCAGGTGCAGCTTCTAAAGCTATACCAGCAATAGCAAAAGGTGTAAAAACTATTAAAGCAGGAATGAAAGCTTCTAAAGCAAAAAATCCTAGATCAGCTATGCAACAAATAAATCCTAAGTCTTCTCTTATTAAACCCTCTAAAACTAAAACTAAAGTTAAAAAGAAAAATGAAGGGGAACAATATTTAGAAGATTTAGAAACAGGTGGTTATCAAGAAAAAATGATGGAGCCACCTAATATGCCTAAACGTGGTGGTGGTAAAGTTTATAAATATGCTGGTGGTGGTAAAGTAAAGTATCGTCGTATAGGCGGTAAAGTAATAAATGGTAACGACATTACAAAGATGATCTATGATTAATAGATCTAGTGTTAGACAACAGATCATGAAGTCACCAAAGAAACGTAAACCGAAACTAGGAAGTGGAGCTAGATTTAAAGCTCTGACAACACAACTAAAGAAACGTGGAGCAAAAAATCCTAAAGCTCTTGCTGCATTTATAGGCCGTAAGAAGTACGGTAAAAAGAAAATGGCATCAATGGCTAAGAAAGGTAGAAAGAGGAGATCATAATGGATAAGAAAACAGTAGCAGTTGTAGAACAGCCTACTAAAGTAGAAGTTGTACCTGCACAAGAAGATAGCATGTTGGGTATCAGTATAGCAATTATTGGGTTTATTGCAATAGGTGCTTGGTTCATCTATAAAAAATGTACTAAGGAGAAGTAAGATGGCAGGACCACACACATTAATAGATCGCAGTATCCCACTTGATAAGATAGTAGGGAAACCTACTGGACAAGGATATGGAGCAGCACGAAAAGGACCAGATGTAAAAGGCCCACCTCAAGATGTTGTTGTTGATGAAGACTATCAACAAGGCAAAGCTTTTAAAATAGAGGATTAATATTATGGCTGAACGAAAACTTACTAAGTCAGAAGAAAGATTAAAAAAACGTGATCCAAAAAAATTTGCTGAACTTCAAAAAATGAGAGCAAAAAGAGGTAAGGGGTTTTTAACTGCTAAAACTATTCGTGATGCTAGTACTGGAAAATTTGATAGTAAAGCAGGAACTGCTGCTGAACAGAGGGCTGTAAAACACGGTAAAAAAATTGAAAAAGAAACAGGCAGTGCAGCAAAAGGTAAAGCAGCAGCTTTAGCTATGATGAAAAAAAGTCGTAGTAAAGCAAATAGAGAATTAAGAGATAGAGGTATTGATGTAGCAACCATTATGTATGGTGGTCCTTTAATGGGTTATGTTGGACGTAAAGCACTTCAAAGTGCTTTTGGACAACAAGCATTAAAAACTGGTGCTGGTAAAGCAATTCAAAAAGGAATAAAAAAAGTAGGAGATAAAGTAAGTAGTGGGCTGTCAAAAGCAGGTATGTCACTTCTCCCTGCAACTGCTAAACTAGCTATAACAAAAGCTGATAAAGCTGAAAAAACACGAAAAGCTGCACAAGTAGCTAGAGCAAAAATAGACCCTTCTAAAGAAGCAGCTAGAAGAAGGGTAAAAGCAAAACAAGAAAGTAAAACTAGAACAGAGGCAGCGCAAAAAGCAAATAAAGCTACAGGGGAAAGTAGAGCAACTAGAGGTGGTTCTCCAGCTAACTTACGTCCGGGGAGTCGTAAAAGATTTGGTGGATCAAGAAGTTCAACTCCACAAAGTGCAAAAGGAACAGCAGCAACTGCCGCAGTACTTGCTCCTAAAATTTTAGAAAAAAAGAAAAAGCCTTCTAAAACCATACCTACTTCTTATACACCTAGACCTCAACGAAAACCTGACCCTATTGGATATCAACCTGAGACAGATGCAGCCGAAGGATATGATCCTACTGGTGTGACTGTAACAACTGATAAAAAACGTAAAAGTCTTTTTGATGCTATGTTTGGTGGATTTAAAACTGGAGACTTTACACCAAAAGATCAGATAGTTAAAAATCCTTTTACAGGTGAAGATATGGAACTTAAATATGAGTATCCTGATGATCCTGATGATGGTATGAAAAAAGGCGGCAGCATTAAAAAGAACATGAAGAAAAAGAAAGCTAAAACTAAAGTAAAGAAACGTGCTGCTCTTCGTGGATATGGCAAAGCTCTAAGAGGATTTTAAAATGGTAGCATCTATAGTAGGTAAACTGGCTTCTAAAACTTCGGCTGAATTAGTTAAAGAATTAAGAAATATTGTAACTAAAGGAAAAAAGGCTTCTGAAGCAGAAAAAGTTAAGTTACGAAAAGACTATAAAGAAGTTAAGAATGCGTTAAAAGAAAGCGAACAAAAATCTGCAACTACACCTTTAGATAAAAAAGTACCAGTATCTGATGATCCAGCAGAAAAAGCTAGAGAAGATATTCCTGTAATAGAAAGAGGAGAAAGAAGAGAAAGAGCATATTCTTCTAAACCATCTCAAGAAGCACAACCATTAAGTAGAGCAGAACAAAGTAAAGCTTCTAAATTTAAATCTTGGATTACAACAATTGAACCGGGTAAAACAAGAAGAAAAGAAGCTGCTCAAATAGTTTCTCGTGGTCGAGCTTACGTAGCTGCAAACAAAAAAATAGAAAATCAATTACAAAAAACTAATGATCCAGCTAAAATTAAAAAATTAAAAGCAAGTTATACAAGAAATAATACTGAAGCACAAAATTTAAGAAATAAATGGACAGAATTTAAAGAACGTAAAACTGTTAAAGGTGTTGGAATGAAAGAAACACCTTTAGAAACACAAGTAAAAGAAGAAAAAAGAGTTTCTTTAGAACAAGTTGAACCTCTTGCTAAAGGAAGAAGAGGAAGAGAACAACTTGCAACAAGACAAATAGATAAAACAAAAGCTAGGCAAGCTTTAACTAAAAAAGTAAATAACTTTCTTAGAATAGGTGGAAAAATAACTAAAATACCTGAAGGTAAACAAACAACTGCTGGTGCGCCTGATGATATGTATCCAGCATTGAAAGAATTACAAGATGCTTTAGGAGTATCTTCAGGAGCAAAATCTATACGTGATCGTAAAGCAGTAAGAGGAGAGAAGAAATTTTCTGAAGCAACTCCTAGTCAAATTACAGGTGCATTACGTGCTGGAAGTCCAAGTGCTTTACAAGGAATATTATCAAAACAAAAACGTAAATCACCAAAAACATGGAGACAGGTAGTTAAAAATTTAAAAGATGCTCCATTACGGACACAAAGATTAGCTGCAAAATTAGGTATTATAAGGCAATCTTCTATAAAAGAACCTGAGAAAAAAATAACAGGAGGTAGAACACCACCTAAAAAACAAATATTTAAAAGTAAACCAACTTCTAAACAATTAAATAGAATTAATAAAGCAACAGATGAAGGAGAAATGGCATATCAACGTGCAACTAATAGAAAAAAAGTAGATATTAAATCTTTAACTCCTACTGAAAGAAAAGCATTTCTAAAATCTATAACTAAAAGGAAAAAAGGTGGTAAAGTTTTAAAAACTAAAGTTAAACGTAAAACAACTGCACCACGTAAACGTGCTGCTCTTCGTGGATATGGAGCAGCACTCAGAGGATTTTAATGGTTGATGAAGATTTTGTAAAAAGATACAGAGAGTCTGTAGATTTAGGTGAAGATAATTATAGTTTAATAGATGAGAGTTGTATCAGACCTGTTAAAAAAGATTACACATATTGGGATGATTATTGGGAAGCACTGGTAAATTATTTAAAAGAAAAGTATAAGTATACATATGGTAGCAAAGCGCAGAAAAAGTAATATGAAAGGGATCACCATTGGTCGGGGCATGAAGCGTCCTACCAAGGCTGGTGCTGGCATGACTAAAAAAGGTGTAGCCAAGTATCGTAGACAGAATCCCGGTTCTAAATTAAAGACTGCTGTTACTGAAAAGAAGCCTACTGGTAAACGTGCAGCAAGACGTAAATCATATTGTGCTAGATCAGCAGGACAAATGAAAAAGTTTCCCAAGGCTGCTAAAAATCCTAATAGCAGATTAAGACAAGCAAGAAAAAGGTGGAGGTGTTAATGCCAAAAGGTAAAGGTACATACGGTTCTAAAGTAGGAAGACCAAAAAAGAAGCCAACTTCTAATCTTCTTACGATAAGGCAAAGAGAAGCTTTAAAAAGACATGCAAAACATCATACTGCAAAACACATGACTAGTATGAAAAAGGCGA